CACACTACAAACGCAACAAGAAGCATTCAGATTTTGTCTATACAATTATGACACAATAATAGCTTTTATATTAGACAATACATTATACTTAAACACAAGAAAATATAGTGTAACAACTAGCACAATTCAAAATCAGCTAAAATATCAGGCAACACACACAGATTACAAAATCAAGGAATATGAAGAAGAATTATAAAAAGAAAGGAAGTGATCAAAATGAAAACAATTAACGCAAAACTATTCGCACTAAAATACAAACTTTTGAAAAAATTAAATGCAAGCTTAGAAAAAGACAAAGAAGCAATCAAAGAAGGTGCAAAAATCACATTCGAAAATTATGCAAAAATTCAACTTGTTGAATGTACCAAAAAATCATATTCAAAAGAAGTGCAACAAGAATTGGAAGAATACGCAAAATCAAAAGGCTATGAAAAACAAGAAACAAAATACTTAAGAATTGACATTGACAATATTCCAGAAGAAGTAGACGAAAAAGTCGACGAAATTCTAGCAACACTAGAAGATAGCAACGACAAAATGATTAAAAAAGTAGCTAGTAAAGTCGCAAATAAAAGATAGGGGGTATCAACCCCCTAAAAAGAAAGGAGCGGATTATTATGACATACCAAGAATATGAAGAATATTTCAAAATCGAATACATACCAAACAGCACAATAAAGGAAGCATATAACGAATATAAAGAGGAGGGGGGTGGCGACTATGAAGAATAGACTATTAAAACAATATAAAAACATATCATTCAAATTATTCCTAGCAAATATCAATAATAATCTATCACAAAAACAATATAGCATATACGAGTATAAACTAAACGCCATTGAAAAAGAATTGAATGCGCAAGGTATTAAAATAAATTAGCAAATAAATGTGATTGACATTGTTTATAAATTATGATATAATTGTAAAGGGGGTGATAATATGGAAAAATATACACTATACTTAGGACTAAATGATAAAGACAAAAAGCAACAACTAATCAGCACAATCGAGGCATACAAAATCTGCAATAATATTCTACTACACTACACAGACGGGGCAACAATATTTGAGGCAAGTGGAATATACAAACACGACGACGGCACATTCACAATTGAAAAAACCTTACGAATTGAGTTGCTATTCGTAAACCAAAACACAATAGACAAAATAGTAAATGACTTGAAACGAGCATTTAATCAGGAAAGCATAGCAATCCAGAGACAAGTTGTAGACAGCTATTTACTATAAGCCACAAACGAGTAATCGCTCTCGAAAGTTAATTTAATTGGAGAGGGTGCGAAGAGTATACCAAAAAGGAGGTGATTATATGGAAGAAATTACAATGCTAGAGGAGAAAATCGAAAGACTAACACGCGCAGCACACTATACAAAAAACTTTAAAACCTGGCTAATATTCACAAGAAGAATTGACAGATACAAAGAGGTACTAAAAAGAATGAAAGGGGGTAATCAAAATGAAAGCCTATAAAGTAAAATTGCAAATGGTAAAGGAAAAAGCAATAGAGTACGACACTACAATTAAAATACCAATGGATATTGTAAAATTCATAAACAGCATTGAGGACTACGACCTATCAGTAAATGAGAGAGTAGTAGTAATCGCACTAAATACTAAAAACAATATAGTAGCATATACAGAAATTAGCGCAGGCAATACAAATACTTGCTACGTACACATTCCAGACATATTTAGATTTTTATTCACAACTAACGCAAGCAAATTTATATTAGTACACAACCACCCAAGTGGTGACAGCACACCAAGCGGAATAGACATAGAAATGACCAAACAAATACAAAAAGCCTCAGACCTAATGAGGGTAGAATTCCTAGACCATATAGTTATAGGCGACAACAACTATACAAGTGTATTCAATTATATAGAAAAGGAGGTGAAGTAATATGCTAAAAAATGAAGCTATAAAACAAATTAGAGACACATATCTTTTATTAAACATAATATATAAATACACAATAGACCTAGACAGCACAGAATTATACGACAAAACAGGTATCACTTCGAGAGATATACTTAAATGTATGAAGGCACTATCTCACATTGAGGCAGAAGAAACCACTAAACACATTTTATCAAATAAAAGGTCTAACGAATATAACAAAGCAAATCCAGAAAAGCATAGACAACTTTGTAGAGAGAGTGCTAAAAGACACCGCGACAGAATAAAAGAATATCAAAAAGAATATTTCCAGAAAAATAAAAAACGTATAGCAGAATACAGAAAGAAAGAATACCATAGAAGAAAGGAGGCGGAGTAATATATGATAACAAACAACGAATTGAAACTAATTGAAGACACAATCGCAATACTAAAACAGCAACCAGGTAGCACAGACTACATTCAAAAACTCCAGGATATGCACGACAAATATGTAATGCAAAAGAAAATAGCGAGCGACAAGTCTAACGAATACAACAAAGCAAATCCAGAAAAACACAGACGACTTAATAGAGAGAGCGCAAGAAGACAAGCCCAGAAGAAAAGACAACAAACATCTTAACTTTTTTATGATAAAGTATTGACATTTAATTAATTTTATTATATAATAAAAGTGAACAGGGTATATGGACAACCCGATCGGGTTTAATCTCAACCATATACCAGGAAAGGAGTATATTATGGAACTATTAATCGCAGATAAAATGAGAGAGGTTGAAACAATCATACCAAGCCAATACGAAAAACTATTGAAAGACGCTAAAAACAGAAAGAATATATTTGTATATGGTAAATCAGGTATAGGTAAATCAGCCATTGTAGAAAAATACGCAAAGGAAAACAAACTAGAGGTAATTGTATTCTCACTAGCAACAGAAATGCCAGAGGCTATGGGAGGTATTCCACACGCAACACAATCAAAAGAAGCAGTCGCATATTTCACAAGACTACTAGACGAAAGACTAGCACCACTATTTGAGACAGAGGGTAAAGGTTATGTATTATTCTTTGATGAAATGAACCAAGCACTTCCAGAAGTATTAAATGCTTGCTACTCTATCTGTCACCCAGACCCAGAGAAAAGGAATTGGTGCGGACATTCATTGAAGTATGCACAAATTGTAGGAGCAGGTAACTTATCAACAGGTGAAGACGGAACAGTTTACTTAAACGACCTACCTACACCATTGCACAACAGATTTCATATATTCGAGCTTAAATCAAATAAGAAAGACACAAAGGACTTCTTAAAGAAGAAATACAAAAACATTCCACAAGTAGCAAAATACATAGACGAGCTATTGAACAATGATATACCACCAAGAGACATAGACGAAATACTAGAAGTACTAGAATATGACATGGATGGCTTATGGATAAGTTCGAAAATAGGCAGTGCTTTAACAGCTAAGTTATATGACATTCAAAAGAAAGTAAAATCAGTAGACCCAGCAAGAGCACTAAAGGCTTGCAAAGAAGCTTACGAACTATTCCAAGAAAACGGCAAGGTATTATGGGCAGGTGATTATATAGAGACAGAGGAAGACCTACTAAATGAATTCAGTAATATATTGTCAGAGGAAGAAATCAAAGCAATAACAAAGGGGGGTGAGTAATATGGCTAATCCATTCTTATCAGGAAGTGACCACAAAGAAATTGAAACAGCAATCCTATATGAGAAAGCATTAATACACGACATAGGCAGAGCAGTAGCATTCACAGACGGCGACAGATTATTCATAAATACAGACGACAACCTAGCAATGATACTACCAGACTACAATATAGGTATGCTTAAATGGTTACTATGGCACGAAAGATATCACATAGAGCTTAAACACCACAACAGATTTTTCAAATACTTAAAAGAGCTAGACGAAAAAGAAACCAGAGAGAAATTTCACTTAACGAAAGACGAAGTGAACATTATAATGGACATCTTAGTACACGATAGCTTATCTAAAATGTTTCCAGAATTGGTAGAGACAGCAATTAATAATATGGCACAAATGAGAAACAGAAACTCTTTAAAGTATACATTCAAAACATATAACTTAGAAGATATGCTAACAGAATATGCAGAATATAAGAAAGAGCAAAGTGGAGACGGCGAGGGTGAAAGCAAATCTAAAGAATCTGAAGGTGAAGGCACAGGAAGTGAACAGGAATCACCAGAAGAAACTCCAGATCCAGATAAGAAAGACAAAGCAGGCGACGGAGAAAAGAAAGAAGACGGAAGCAAGAAAGGACACAGCGAGGGCGGTAAAGATACTCCAGACGACAGAAAATCAAAAGCAGAAGACGGAGAGCCAGAAGTAAAAGACGGAGTAGAAAGACCAGATACAATAGACGAGCACGACAAGACAGATTGGAGCAAACTAGAAGAAATAGACAGCAAAGAATTCATTGAGAAAGCAGAAGCAGACCACTACGAGAACGAAATCAACAAACTTAAAAGAAAGAAACTTAAAATGGGTAGACTAACACATACATTAAATGGACTAGCAACAACAAAAAGAGATAGGACATATAGACTACCAAGTATGTTACAAACAGGTGACGGCTGTATATTCAAAGGCAAAACACCAGGTAGAATAGAGTTATATTTAATCTTTGACGCCTCAGGTAGTATGTCAGGAGATATGAATACATTCAAGGAAATAATATCTAAATCAATACCACAAGCTATGAATTGTCCTTGTGAATGGTTTGCAGGATATAATTATGACAGCCCAGTAAAACCATACAAAAGTGAACACGGAGACGGATATTACAAAGCTAAATTTAAAGACTTTATGAATGTTAGAGCAAGTAGTGGGTTCGACGACGACGGCGATAGAGTAATTGAATTATGCTACCTAGCAGAGCAAATGGGATATTCACCAATAGGAGTTACAGACGGAGGAGGACAATTAAGTTGGAGCAAAGATAAACTTAAACTATTAAAAAGGACAATCCTTGTAGGACAGAATGGATATTGGCTAAATAAATGCAAGGAAGTAAATCCTAATATTCAAACACTAGAAATTGATATATAGAGAGGGGGTGAGGATATGTACAGAGTACGTAAACCAATAGGCAATGGAGTTGTATCAGTAGAGAATACAGAAACACACGCAAGTGTTATAATTGGCAGGATAAGTATGGAAATGATGAATATACTTGAAGAGGCAGGCTATGAAGTACCAGCATACACAGAAGAATGGGATCTAGAAGTGAACAAGGAATGTGCCAGGGCGTTATCTTTATTAGCAATGCCAATGAAGAAACCAATAAGAGACCAAAGAAAGAAGAAACCAGAAGAAATAAAACCAGGTGCAGACGTTGACGTATTCGACCTAATTTATGGAACTTAAATATTAAATAATAGAAAGGAGTTGAAGAATTATGAGCAAATATACACGTTTAGTTATTAATAAAAACAGAGGTTGGAGAGGACTAGCAGAAGCAAAAATAATAGACCTAGAAACCAAAGAAGAATTGAAAATGATATTCAGTTTTTCACAACAAGTATGGAATGACTTAATCTTCCAGCATACAATAGTACTACAAGACGAAACATATTTTTACATAGTAAGATTTGAAGATAAATACGAGCAACTACCTAGACCAACACAACAAAGAAGTGTACTAATTAAAAACTTTAACGCAGACATAACCGAAGTAGTAGCAGTTAAGAAAACAGAATGGACAAATGAAAGAGCAGAAAATTGGAATGTCTTATTACATCACGCTAAGAACAGAAATAATCATACTACATCAGATTGGAATTGCATTGGTATCAGGGTAATACCAGAGATATAAAATACTCGAAAGGGGGTGGATAATATGAAATATTATGAAACAATCTTAATCTTTAACGGCAAATACACAGAAGCAAGGTATAAATCAATGACAGACAGCTACATAAAGACACTTACAGACTTAGGTGGACTAATAAGAAAGGTAGACAGATTAGGTAAAAAGAAATTAGCTTATGAAATCAGAGGCACAAAAGAGGGTTGGTACGCAATACTCTATTATCAGGCATACCCAGAACTAATACCAGAATTGGAAAAAGTACTTAGGACAGATACAGCAGTAATAAAATTTTTAACAATAAGAAGAGACCCAGAAGAAGACGAGCTAGAAGAGGATATAAATATAACACCAGATGATCATCCAGAAGAAACAAAAAGTGAACAGAAATCACCAGCTGAGGTTGATTATTTTAACTTAATTTACAACATTAGTTAATTGTTGACATTGTTTATAAAATATGGTATAATAAAAATAGGAAGGAGTGATTATTATGAGAATATCAAGAGAAGATTTTGAAAGATTATGTGAGGTAGCAAGATGCTTATGTGATATCGAACACGAAGATTATGATTATACACAATTTGAATTATGGGAGATATTAAGCGATATCATAGAAAACATAGGAGGTGATTTTGTATGGAAAGAATCATGGAAAGAAAATCAAGAATCATAAAATTTAAAAACATCGTAGGACAAGACAGAGCTAAGCTTGCAATCAAGGATTGGTACTTACACGAAGAGCAACCACTATTAATCTATGGCTCAAGTGGATTTGGTAAAACAATGTTTGCAGAAAGCTTAGGAGCAAGGACAATAGACACAACACAAATGAGAGGGGATAGACTAAACTCTATCTTAAAACCAATAAAAGAAAGTGAAGACGGCGAAATATTATTCTTTGACGAAATTCATAGCTTGCCAGGAAAAATACTAGAGGGATTATACAAGATAATTGATAAAGGGACATTCTACGATACAGATTTATGTATGGACTTGCCACTACCTAAAGTAAGATTTGTATTCGCTACGAATATTCTTAGCCCTTTACCAGAAGCATTTATTAACAGGTGTAGATTTGTAGAGCTTCAAGATTATACTTTAAACGAGTTAAAATTAATAATACATAAAAGATATCCATCTGTAAATAAAAATGCCTTAGAATCAATTGTGAAAGCAGCAAAGGGTGTACCAAGGACAGCATTGAGTTATGCAAAAAGTATAATAGCAGGTGCAAAAACTGATAAAATATTAGTAATAGATCAGGAAGAAGTGAACAGAATATTGGATACCAGAATGGGTGTTGATCCAGAAACAGGTTTAAATGAAAAGGAATTCAAAATAGTACAAAAGGTAATCGAGCGTGGCAGATTATCAACAACAGCAGTAGCAAACTTGTTAAAGACAACGATAAAAGACGCACAGAGCCATTACATAGAGCCTTTAAGGGCTGCGGAATGGTTGGCAGTAAGCCAAGCAGGTGTAATACCTGGATATAAAGCGCACGAAAACTACAGACTATTCACAAAAAAGAAAGGGGGCGAGTAATATGATATATGTAGGTAGATTTAACGAAGAGGAAATGAAAAAAGGATTAGACAAAAAAGCAATCAAGCAAAAACAAAAAGAAACAGGATTGAAATATGTAGAGAGTAAAATAATTTATAAAAACAAAGCTCCTATAGCAATGGATATATGGGTATGTACAGCCGAGGAGTTTACAATATAGTAAGGGGGAGGCTTAGAGCCTCCTTCTTCTTGAGCCTGTGCTCAGAACAAATGTTCAATAAGTGGATATGTTGTGTTTAAAAAATGTGTGTGTATTTTTTATATTACCCCACAGCTTGTTCACTTTTAAATAAAATAAATAAAAAGGAGATGATTAATATGTTAGAAAAATATTCAAAACAAGAGCTTATTCAAATAATCAAATGTTATGACCAATATTTAGCAGATAGGTATGATTATGAATATCCTGATGAATTAGATGAGCCTATGAGTATATGTGACTTTATAAATAGTGAATATAAAGCAATGTTAGAAGCGGGTTATGATAATTATAATGATTTTATAGCAGGATTATAGAAAAAGTGAACAGCTGGACGCGTACCAGGGGGATATATTCACAATCCCCTGGTTAATTATTTAACATCCAGTGAAAATTGTTCACTTTCGACATGATCAAAATTAAAAAGGAGTTGGTTATTATGAAAAATAATTTAAAAATATTAGAGAGTTGGTTAGGTGCTTATAAAAAATATTATTGCAAAATGTCAGGCGCAATAGGGGGGAATGACAAACTAGACCTATCATTCAATATTGTGCCAAAAGACTATGTGCCTATAAATAAATATGGTACTTATAACGAGCCTTATGACAGCTTCACTATAACTGTATTTCATTTAGAGAAATATACCCAAAGCCAAATGGAAGATTTAATAAATAATATAAATAAAGAATTCAAAAGCAGGATTTGATCCAAAGTGAACAGAAGATAGCTACCTGGATCCAGAAAATATATATATTTTTTATTTTACCCCAATCGTTGTTCACTTTCGCAAATGTTGTTGAAAAAATCTAAACCTTCGGTTGCTTTGCTTTTCAGGCGGTTGATTTGCTTTTATTGTTTATAAAAATGGGCAAAGCAACCAAGCCAAAATCAATAAATGTCTTGTCTATAAAAAATTGGAAAATTTTAGGAGAAAAAAGCAGGTCAACAGCAGGTCAACCTCAATTTTTCCCTATATATCAACGAAATCATGTTGTCGGTTGACCTGCTGTGGTTAAAAACATTAATTCTCTATATTTTTTGATCATAGATGAAGTTCAAATAACTAAAAAAATATACTCCTACCGAAAAAATCAAAAGCAGGTCAACCAAACGATTAAAACATTACTCTCCCAACGATTTCGAGATTTCGAAGCAGAGCAACCAAGCAAAGCAACCGCCCAAAAATACCCCGTTCACATTGGCTGAGTGGATGCTATTATCCAACACTTGACAAACACTCAAGTATGTGATATAGTCAAAGTGGTCAAAATAATACATAATAATCGCACATTGGTCACCACTATTTATAAACAATAGAAAGGAGGTATTCATCATGCCAGAAAAAACAACCCAAAGAATAACAATAACACTTCCCATAGAAGTATATCAAAAGATAAAAGAGAGTGCGGAGCGTGACACACGTACAATCGGGGAGCAAATCACACACCTATTGAAATTATATGTACCATCATACACCCCAACCAAGTTCATATCACATAACATACTCACACCTGAAAACCCAACAGGTCAAACTTACACACCAACAAACCAAATATCAAAAAGAAAGGAAATTTTATAATTATGAAAACTATACCGAATTTCATAATTCCAAAAAATCTTTATAAAGATTTAACTTCAACAGCCACGTGGAGACACCACACCCTCAGCGAAGAAATCAGAGAGCGTATAACTATTTCACTTTCGTCGTCATATCCATACAACCGCACATCTAAGTTATCAGAGCGTATCCGTTTAGGTTCAGTACGTCAATACTTATCACAACCCACTATAAAATTTTTATTTCATTCATCAAATTTAACAGACCAAATCTTTACTCAATTACGAAAACAGACCGGGTATAACGATACCGCCTTAGTGAACGAAATAGTTGCTCGATTAGCATACACTATGAATGACCCATTTTATTATGAATTTATAGAAAAACAATAAGAGTACCGGGGCATACCCTGAGTATATATTATCTGTTATTAAAAAAGAAAAGACCGGGGACAATTAAATCCTCAGTCTTTTCTTTTAGTAATTATTAATTAATTTTTAATTCATTATTGCAACAAAAATAAAATTAACAATTAACTTCTCGCTACACTCATTATATCATAGACCGGGAGGTACGTCAAGTCCTCGCTCCTTTTTAATTTCATATCCGTACTCACGACCTCCAACCGGGGTATCAGCACCGTCCGCTTCGCAGCCGGAGGATTATGTATCCTCTCGTGTTCACTTACAGTTACACAAACTAGATTAGATATCTCATTATTACTTTTATTCCAGTCCAAGTGATGTACCACACACCCAGCGGGAACTTCACGCCCTGCAGCCTGTTCCCACATAGCCACGTGGAGCCTTTTTCGCTCCCCCGAGGTACATACATAGTACCCACTTCGCTTGTCCTGCCTATACTTACGCCCCATATACATCACTTGGTCCGCCCTCGTCTTCACATCACGCCTCTTATTTGTGTTTAATAAATCACCTATCATTACTTTGCTCCTTATCTCTTAATAATTGCGTAAGCCTTACGTTTTCTTCCATTAGTCTATCTATTTCTCGATTCATTTCGTCTTCATGTGCCTTCATGTTTTCTATCTTATCTAATAACATCATTACTATTTGCTCCCAATGATAACCGCCCATAAAATCACCTCCATTATAACAAAGTTCTCTTCGAACCAGTAACAGCTCTACCAAGCCATAAATCAAGTGTTGCATATCTTACAGCGTCAATACCGTGGTCATTAACCGTAGGCCATTCTTGAATTATTATCTCTTTTCCACCTATGTCACGCCTCAAGAATTCAGCACCAACGAACTCAGCCCATACCCCAGGGCATTTCTCCGAGTCAATCCATATCTCTCGTACGTCTCCATAGCCACCTACTAAAAATTGATATGATATGTCTCTCGACCCAGATACTTTCTTAACCGGGTAGATGTTCAGTCCCTTAGCTCTTAAACCATCAATAATTCTATTATCTATTTCAGAGTTTATTAATGTCGACACATTAACAGCACCATTGAATATGCCTCCTCCTCGCTTTAACATCTCACACACGTTCATATAAATACCCTCTTCTGACCAGCCTACTCCACGCACTTCATCAGTTATCCATAAAACTTTTCGTATTCTGTTATAACCTACAACTACACAGACAGTAGGGTCAGGGCGGTAACCATAGTCCATACCAACAAACCAACGCCACGACGACATTCCCATACCAAAGTCTTCTAAATTAACGTCTTCACGTCTAACCGGTTTCAAATTAGGGAATACCATAGTAGCCGGGTCTCCAACCTCTCCCATAATAACATGCTTCCACTCTTGCAGATTTTCTTCACGCATTGCTTCAGCCATATCATAAACCTGTTCAGGTACGATACCTCTGGGTATGTCATATAAATTTACATGTTTGAAATATACTTTCTCACGCACAGCTTTTTCAGACCCATCACTTTCAGTTATCATTTCACGTGAGTTATTCCAGCCTACATTTAGCCAGTGTGACGGACTAAACGGCGTATTATATGTGAATATTGTTTCAAATATGTCTCCACCACGATATAATGATAGTAATACTTGGTCTACGTCGTGCTTACTTAAAAATTGATCAGCCTCTTCAAACCAAATCATACGACAATAACCACCAGGCCATTTTATAGATTTAACCTTTCCATAGTCCTCAGCTGTGTTCAGGTTAGCAAATTTAATAACCGTTTTAGTCCCCTTTAATCTTATCTCCATTGGGTTAACTAACATCTGCCACTTATCTTCAACACCTAGATTTATTATGGCATTAGCGATTTCAGCGTATACAGATGTTTTAAGTGTATTACTATATTTTCTTAATGCTAAACAACACGCCCAGGGTTCGCCCTCTTTGTGAACAGAAGCCAGCTGCATAAGAGTTAATATAATATGATGTGCCGCCCAGTAAGACTTCCCCGAGAAACGCCCACCACGTAAAAATAATTTTCGGCTTCGCTCTAATTGGTCTCCTATTCCGTCTTCAACTAAGTCCCAGTAGTTAGGTAAAATAATGTCACTTATCTTCCTCTTCGACATTCGTCTCCTCCTTATCTGTACCAGCTCTTCTTTTCTTTCACGACAAATAAATTTTTGAATATTGCTTCTAACACATTTACTACGATACTATTACCTGCCTGTTTGTATAGTTGTGTGTCTGAAATCCCTGCTCCCCTAGCTTTATCAAAGTCAGTATCACTAAAGCCCATAAGTCTAAAACACTCACGAGGAGTTAGTTTTCGTATTCGATAACCATCAAATAATCTATGCGTGTTATGATGTGGCTCAGTCAAAGTTTGACTTACTTCTGGATTAGTAGTCTGATTATATGTATCTAAGCATAAAACTTTTCCTTCTTCGAAATCAGTCTTATCTACTAACGACTTTAATCTTTTATCTTTATTAGTTAATTCTGGCTTCACAATAACTTTTGGTTGTCTATGTCCGCCCTGCATATCAGTAAGGGTGGGAGCAATTCCATCAGTATCATACACCCTTTTGATACAATCGTGTCCTTTTATGTCACATTTACCGATAACTTTGATAGTATTATCAGTAGGACACAATGCACCATTTGCTCGCAACGTACTTGCTATATCATCTTCTGTCTTTGGTTTCCAAATGAATCCTGTTCCTTTTTCTTTATGTTTTTTATTATGCTTCTCAAATCCTTCTAACATTTTAACACTTAAATAATATTTTTCTTCAACTTCGTCTTCTAATATATCTCTAAGTCGTAATTTCAATTCCTGCTTTTCTGGGAATTCATAACCCTTGTCTAGTTCTTTTAATATTGAAATTGTATAAACTCTTTCTCTGTTTTGGGGTACTCCGTAATCCTTGGCATTCAAGACTTTATAATAACTATTATAACCTAAACTATCCATAACTTCTATGTAACTATCAAAATTGTGTCGATGCTTGTCACTTAATAAATTTTTAACATTTTCCCAAATTACATATTTAGGACACGTTTTTTTAACTATGTCAACTGTACACCACATAAGACTACTTCTAGTACCGGTACCTTTATCTCCTCCGGCTTGTAGACCTGCGACACTAAAATCTTGACAAGGTGAACCATGTGTGATCAAATCTATATCGCCCAGCTCTTTGAGCTTGGCTAAATCTATTTTTGAAATGTCACCTAAATTCAAACTTTCATCTACTCCGTGTACAGCACAATAAGATTTAATCGCATATTTATCTATTTCAGAAAAGCCTACAAGCTCAATGTCTATACCAATGTTTTTCAATGCCTTTTCAAATGCTCCTATACCTGAAAACAAACTTAAATATTTCATTTATCTTCTTCCTCCTCTACTTCTGCTTTTTTCTTTAACGTGTAATCCCCTCTGTATAAATCATTTATGAATGTGATACCTTCAATATTACTACTAGCATACATGCCTGTGTACATTTCAATAGCTTTTAATCTATCTGTATCACGTGCGTTTTTGTCTTTTATAATACTACTCAAAATAGCTTTGATACTTTCTTCGTCTACTAATGAGTAATCCATAGCTCTATATTTTTCAATAACACTTTGGACTTGTTTCCAACCTAATAAATTTTGTTTTTCCATTGGAAGTGAAGTCGGGTCTAAATTACCCCCCATTTGATCATCTAAATAAATTATTTCTGATACAGTGTGAACATAATCGTCTTGCAATAGCCACACCGCGTCTTTACACTCATTTAACCAAATAGGTTTTAACTTTTTATAAATATTATTTATAGATTGTTTATATCTTTCGTCATCGGTATATCTGTCTCCACGTAAAAAACCCTCTAAGGTCTTACCTATATCTACTTCTTCATCTTTTTTCTTTTTGCCTCTTGGCATATTACTACCTCCTCTTGTTCACTTTGTGTTTTAAAATTAGGCGAGTAATTATATATTTTCTCACTCGCCTTATTTAGTATCTAGTCTGACTATGTTTTACTTTCCTCTATGAATAATTTATTTAAGCTCATACCTTTATCATTTTTAGTTTTTTTCATTTCTAATTTATAACCTTTTTCATTTAATTTAGTAATAGTTTTACCTAGTTTCATTGAAAAGGTTTTCTCTTTCATTAACATTTCTCCTGTTGCCATTTCATTGTGCCAATCTTGATATTCTAAATATAAATCTTTTGTCCAAATATTTTCTTTACGCTCAGTTACATACCACTCTAAGAATTCTTCTAATTCTGCGTCAAATCCGCCTGCAAACGTACCTTCTAATTTTTCAGTCATACCTTCACTATCTTCTAGCTTTAATAGTCCTAAAGACCAATCTATATACATATAACGAGCTTTATTTGCAAACCAAGCTAAACTTCCATCTTTTAAACTTTCCAATACACCTGTTTCTTTTGTGTGCATTTTCATAACTTTAGTACCTCTATCTCCGTAAGCACTCTCTTTCATTCTGTATTCTGCAACTACTGCGTTATCCATTGTGTTTAATACTAACTTCCACTGCAATAGCTCATCTTTTACTGAGTCATCAACGTGAAATTCAGTAGGAAGTATTTTTACTCTACGTTTCATACCTTCCGACTTATCATACAATTCAAATTCAAAGTTGGTACAAGCAATTATTTGTGGTAAAACTTCTAACTTTTTCTTAGGTTTGAATTTTTCATTTATATATACAGTATCAGTACCTGTGATAGCACCTTTAATATATGAAAATGCGTCTCTATTATATACTCTATTCAAATCATCTATGACACATAATATACCTTTATCCAAATCTTCACCCCAGAATTTATTGTCGTGTGGGTTGCTGTCAAATATTTTACTTTCATTGAACATTTCTCCGCCTAAGCAAAGTCTTATTAAACTTGTGTATAAACTCTTACCATTTTGTCCCCCACCTGCCAGAATAACAATTTTTTGTAAGGTATTTGCGGGTACCATACTAGCACCTGCTATGACCCATAACCATTGCTCAACTGCTTTTTGTGGGACACCACGTATATCTCTTGATAATTGAGATATAAACCAATTTATATTTTTTCCTAAATCCTCTTCGTGTTCTTCAACCCACTCACGAGGATACCAATTCCAAGGAAGTATTACATCAGTAGGAGGTCTAGTTCCAAGCCAAGAGAAGTCATAGGCGTCATCAGTTATACAAGATAAGATTTTGTTTCTAACAATTATATATGTATCGTTTCTGCGTATAACTTTATTATTTTCTGCACATAACTGCATTAACTGCACCTCCACTTCCTTAAAAAATGTTTCTTTGAAATTTTGATCACTATGTCCTCTAAGAGCCTTTCTAGGTACAGTTAAATCTGTTTGATAATCATAAGGTCCGTCAATTTCTTTATAAAATATTTTTTTAAATACACCATCCTCTCCTGCACCACTTCCGTAAAAATCAAATTGTGAATATAAATATTCTGCTGCTCTACGTTCATCTATTTTATCAGTTTTCTTTTTTCCAACTTTAATCCAACATCTTTTGCTTTCTTCATATTCATAACCACTACTCGTAAGAGTGGCTTTGTAATCTGACCAACGTTTTTCTAAATCCCCAAATAAGTCACTGTCAGACATTGCCGTACCAATCTTTACTAGGTACCTATCGTGTATAGCTGTAATTAAACTTTTGAATTCATCTAATTCAAAACCATTACTCAAAGCAAACATACCACATTTTGAAAATATATGGTCGTGGCGACCTCCATCACTCATTTTCATTAATTGTGTAAATGGAGTGTCTACAAGAGTATACTCACTTTTTCCTGGCTTGCCTTCTTTGTGTAAGTCTTCATTTTTTAATTTTCCCCAAAGCCAATAAGGTAAAATATCTAGTGTGTCTACGTCTATACTTTTAGCTAAAATTATTTCACTTATATCCCAACTACATCTTTCCTCACGGTCCATTCCGCATACACGCATAATTTGTACGGCTCCTGGTCCTTTTGTATCAAATTTATAACCAAACCAATTAGTAGCACTAGTCATTTCTTTTTCATAGAAATCAGGTTTTCTAAATAAAAAGTGATAGCCATGAGTTGTTTCAAGTATTAAACATCTCAAACCAGAATGTAATATTATTTCACGCATTTCGTCTGCTTCTTCTGAATTATCAAAATCTATAAATATACAATTGTCAGGTACAACACGTGCAAAATTTAAACGATCATCACTTTCAATCTGTTCATAAGTTAACATCTTTTTTCTTCTGGGTACTTTGCTGTCTTTATATAGCTTTATTTGAGTTGAGTCACCCGATCTAAATTTATCTATATTAAACTCACGGGGTGTGTCAGGTAACTCACAAAAGGTAAATTCTATAAATTTACTCATTATATTACACCTCCGTCAGTTAATATTTTGAATATTTCTATTATATATTTAATTATATCTTGCTCAAAAATAGTTAAATCTTTGTATTTACTATAAATTTGATTTATTTCTGCCATTAAAATAAGACGAAAGTCAGTTTCTTCAACATTACCACGATCACGTATCTCATTTAATTCAGACACAATGGTGGTAACAGCAAATCTTCTTTTCGCCCTATCATAAGAATCCTCCCCTCTTTTTACGTAATCTGCAACAACATACCAAAGTCCATTGGGGATTTTCTCTGTATTTTTTCCTAATTCAAAATCAAGTTTAGTTATTTTTAGCATTACTAACTCCTACCTTTCTACTCTACCTACTAATTATTTCTTTAAATATTCTTTTCTACATTTATAAATACGCTCGTCAGTTACATACGTATCGAAAAATTTGTCATAGTATTCGTCATTTTTGTCACACAAGATTACGTCCGCATTGTTCACTGCTCGTAAAAGACTTCCTGATCCAGCAAAAAAATCTCCAATCACATAGCCATCGTGGTCTTTATCACTAAGCCAAACTAAATGCTCTAATAATTCTCTTGGTTTTTGTGAAGGGTGACATAGCTTATCTTTTTTATAATTACCTTGAGGTTTTGTAAATTTAAGTACACTACTTTTATCCCATAAACCAGCTTCTTTATTTAATCTAGCATTACCTTTTCTCACTACTATAATTGGTGTTATATCATAGCAAAAGTCCCCAGATATACTGCTTACCATATTAGGTTGTTGCCAAAATACAACTCTGTTTACGTCAAATATTTGATATGCTAAGTATAAATATTTCATACTCCAAAATATAAACATAAAGCTGTCATCAACTAATTTTTTATGAGCTTTACAATACCACTTGTAACAGGTTTCTCGGTAGTCTTCTAGCTTTTGTTGTTCTTCCCATGGTATAGCAATTTCAAATCTTGGAGTTACTATTCCTTTTTCTAAGTCACTTTCACTTGGTGAAACTTTTGCGGTATATCTTGAATGAAACACTGCTGCCCCATTCTTGTTCTTCATATTACCTGTTAAAACGTTGTAAGGTGGATCTAATATCCATAGGTCAACACTTTCGTCTGGAATAGTATCCAACCAATCCATACAATCACCTTTAGTGAATACTCTGTCACTCATAAATACACCTCTTTTTTATTCAAATTTTAAATCCATTTTTGTATTAATATATTCAACTATATTATTTAAGTTTGGTTCTATTTGTCTCCATATATCAATTTTTTCATAATCGTCTCCGTGCAAATCAGAAATGAAAAATTCACATTCTGTTTTACTCCAATAGTCATACATAAAAGTAGTTTTTAAATATTCTCTTAATATACTTTTATCATATACTCTTCCGCTTCTGACCTCTTTTGCTATATCTTCTTTTCTCCATTCTAATATATTATAATTTATTACTTTTTTAGAATTAGAATCCCAACAAAGTACATACCACTCTAAATTGACATTTTTTATTTTCATAATACTATCGGCTCCCTTATGATACCCTGTTTCTTTTTTTCTTTTAATTTTTCCGCTTCTGCTATTTCTCTAAAGTGTTTATTCCATAACTCTAATATAGCGTTACCTAGTTTTTTATCTATTGCAAATTTAAACCAACGATAGCCAGTCTTTGTCAAACTTAAACATCTAAGCTCATCAATTTTCTTTGCTATCTCTCTTTCTTCTTTATTACCTTTTAATAACATCATATAATATAATTGAAGCTGACATTCGGTCGACCACTCGTCAAGATTACTACTTGTTTTCCAATCTATCATACAATACTTACCATTAACTACTGCAATACAATCTATGATACCTTTGACACCTAATTTTTTATTTATTATTTTATGTTCTGTATATAAAGGACAAATATCCCATTCAATTCTCTCGTCTAACCATTCTTTCCAAACAGTTTCGTAAACGGCGTATTCTAGTCCAAGGTGTGGTTCAGCTTCGTCTTCTTTTTTGAAACGCATATTGTACCAGTTAAGCCATTCTTCAATATATTTGTGTACTGCTGTACCACGTTCGCCGGCAGCTTTTAGTACATATTCAGGTATATTTGAATTTTCAAATTTGTTACCAAAAATTGCATTTAATACACTTGTTACGCCTCTGAAAGGTGAGTCAAAAAATTCTGTGTCCGAATAATTTCTCATTATTTATTTCTCCTAAAAATATTTTCCATAAATAATATATACTAAAATTTAATTTTTTTCAATAGATTTTTTAAAATTTAGACAAAATATTTCTTGTCTGACTGAAACCCGCTGTTGCAGTAAAGACAAGGCTTTCGAGTTATGTAAACTATAGGCTTGACGAATACAGAAAACTATGCTATAATATAGGTTACAAGTACCAGTTGTTAAAAGACTTTTTCTTACGCTCGACTTTATTAAAAACTCGAGCGTAATTTTTTTATAAAAAAAAGACAAGAAACCTATTGACTAATTGTTAAAATTGTTATATAATATAAATAAGGACGCAGGAGTCCATATAGATAGGGTGGGAATTAACTTATGAAACAACACCCTATCTCCCCTAACACATTCAAAAGAAAGGAGGAAATAATATGAAAAAATTACCTAGCGAAATAAAACTATCTGATCACGCAAGACAACGACTTGAAGAAAGAAAGGACACTAATAGTATATATAATATGAAGAATATAATGAAAAGCTCTATTAAATGGTATGGAAAAGACGATTTAATTCATGATTGTGCATTATATAGACATTGTTGCTATACAACAAGAAAATCAAAAAATGTAGCATATATAACAGATGGGAACATTGAAGTGATATATGACAAAAACACTAAAGTTGGAATAACAGTGTTAGAAGTAAAAGACAAATTCAAACCAATCACTCAATATATTAAGCCCGAAATATTAAAACAAAATGAAATTAAAAAGGAGAATAGGAAGATGAGAAAACTAAAAAATGGAGATTGCCCAGATTGTGGGAGAAAAGACGTACCAATAACTTCACGTGGTGTATGTGAAATATGTAAGCGAAGACAAGTTAATATGAAATCAAGGGGAAGAGAATATGTACCATATTTAAAATTATCTGACGCAGAAAAGAGAAAAGTAGATGGTGCACAAAGAGGACAAGCTGCAAAAAAGGCTAAAGAAAATATCATAAGTGTACCTGAGGCACCAAAAACGATAGAAGTAGTAGAAAATTATTATCAAGTTAAAGCTGAAAATAATCCAGCAATAGCACATATAGTAGAAAAACCTATAACACAAAAATCAGTAAACCCATTGTCAGATCAACAAACTTTTGTTAAAATATTAAAAGAATGTGGTTGTGAAATTCCAGAGGAAAGTTTAAAAGAAGTTTTAAATATTCTTATAAATACTGATAAGTTAAAAGACATATTCATAAGCATTGCTGAAAATAATAGTCAACAAATTATGACAGATTTAGAGCAAACTCTTACTATAGTAGAGAAAAAACTTCAACACGATTGGGAGTATAATGGTTTTCAAGAAATAGATGATATAAAATTCAAAGGTTTTTTGACCTGGAGACGTGTATTAAAAGGTGCTATATTCTTTTGGAAAAAATTATATCAAACAAATATGATTACAGAAATACAAAACGCTTGGAACGCATATACGCAAAACCCTAATGATAAAATATTACTATCCGAGGATGAAAAAATTGATAATATAACAAAACGTTATCAAATCACAACTGATAGTATATCAACTATATTCAATACTAGACGTCCGTTTACAAGAGTGTTTTATGCAGCTGATAAAGAAAGCGCTTATAAGATGTTTAAACAATGGATGGCGGATAGGAATTTGCACGAAGATCCTAAAAAAACAACTATAGTTGAATTAACAGATAAATAATAATCATTATAAGGAGAGATATGGATATGGATAAACTTAATTATGAGGAATTAGCAAAGAGATTAGTTATAAGAGGGATAAGAGGATATAGGCAACGTTTCATACAAGAAGAAGATTTAATTGGTGGAGAAGACAAAAGAAAAATATTAGAAGAAGTCGATAAAATAATAGAAGAAATAAAAGAAGACACATTTTACAAAAGAAAAGCAGAATATTTGCAACAAAAAATTGATAGTATTGCAATGTTAGAAGATTGTGATGAAGAATTTGAATTGTGAGGTGAAGTGAAATAATGTTGAGTGAGGAAGAAAAAACAACATTAGAATCTATAAAGATAAATAATAAACATAAATATTGCGGTAAAGATGATGTAGATTTTTTATTAAATCTAATTAAAAAACAACAAAAAGAAATAGAAGAATTAAAAGCAAAGAATAAGATATTAGAAGCAATAAGTTTAAGTTTTAATGAAATTCAAGATAGAGATAAAAAATGGAAAGACAAAATAAAAGCAAAAATAAAAGAAGTAAGCGATGGAATTTATGATGCTAAAATAGTTTTACAATCACTTTTGAAAGAGGAGTAAAAATATGCAGAAAATAATAGATATTTCTGGAAATAGATATAATAAATTGACTGTTTTAGGGTATGACCATTCCGAAAAAATAGGAATTAAAAATAGAACCTATTGGAAGTGTAAATGTGATTGTGGAAATATAGTGATATTAAGAAAAGATAGTTTTATTTATCCTTATAGTACAATCAAGTCTTGTGGTTGTTGGCATAGAGAAGAAAGCAGTAAAAGACCTAAAGACGATAAAACAGGACGATATGTAAAAATGGGAGGTGAAAATAATGACAGAAAAAGAACAGCAAGCAAGTAATATGTTGCAAGAAATCGCTCGTGAAATTGATAATAAATTACCAAAAGGAATGGGTTTTGCTTTGTTAACATATGAATTTGGAGACGCAGATGACAGAAAAATGTTATACGTTTCTAATTCTCAAAGATCAGATGTTATGAATGCAATGGTGGAATTTTTGCAAAAGAATTTAGATGACCCAGAAATGTTTGGAAAGGACGTGTAACAATTATGAGTAATCTTTCAAGAAAGATACAAAAAAATGCAGATAATTTTATTATAGATCAATATTATAAGAATATGACACCTGAAATGTATCGAGAAGGTATTCGAAGCGCAATTAAAACGACAGAAGAAAGATTAGTGAAACGATATGATGCGGAATTAGACCGTATAACAAAACAATATAAAAGAGATATACAAGAAAGAACTCTTATAGCAATGGATACGCTTGCAGTCGAGATGATATATGAATTAGGAAATGTATTAGAATGTTATGTAGATGAACCTGAATATTTGGACCAAAAAATAGATATAGTTCAAGGTATATATGAAAAAGCTATGACTTCTATTGGAGATTATGCAACAGACAAATACAAAAGTGACGCACAAGCTCAAAAAGCATTTGAAAAAAAGAAGAAAACCATTCAAAAAATATTTGGTATGGAGGAAAGTAAATGAATAAAATAGATATTTTGTGTGATAGAGTAAATGAAAAATATAATTTGAAACGTCATCAAGTTGGCAGTGTAGAGCGCTATCAGGATATGTATGAGACTTCGGTAGTGCAAGTGTGTAACCAATTTGGTGGTGTAAGAACTTTATTAAGTGGAGACGAAAAGATATTAACGAAATATTTACAAAATATACTAGATAATAAAACTATATTGAATTTTTGGGAGGTATAACCGTGATCGTATATGATTTTGAAGTATTCAAACATAATGTATTATTAGGAGCATTAAACACAGATACAAATGAAATTACTCAATTATGGGATATACCAAGCATAAAATCATTTGCAAGAGATAATCTAACTGAAATTTGGGTTGGATATAATTGTGAACATTATGACAAGATATTGCTGCACCGGGATTCTGTCTAGTAAATTAAATACTACCGACAGAGTTTTTGCGTGTAGCAATTCTGTTATTCACGCACAAGACGCTGATATACCAGTATTCAATATACTTGGTAAATATGACATAAACGATTATTACCAATCTCCAATATTATCTTATGACGTTATGGGTGATGGTAGTTTTATGTCACTAAAACAAAATGAAGGTTTTATGGGAATGGATATAGTTGAAAGTGTTGTCCCATTTGACATAGATAGAGAATTAACAGAAGCAGAAAAAGAAGATGTAGCAAAATATAATAGAGCTGATTTATTTGGTACGTTAGAAAGATTTAAACAGAGAAAAGAATCATTTAGAACTAAAATGATGTTAGTAAAAGAATTTGGATTAAGCACAGATTATATATGCAAAACAAACGCAAAATTAACAGAAGCTATATTACTTTCTCAAAATAAAGGAGTAAATACTAGATTAAGAAAAAGTTTTGATTTATGTAACTTACCGGTAAATTGGGACGTTCCTGAATTAAAAACTATATATGAATTTTTCAGAGAAGCACTAAGAGAATTAGAAATGCATAAATGGGACACAAAAAAATGTGACAAAAAGAAACTTAGTATGGAATTAGATATATTAGGACTTACTCATACATTTGCTTTAGGTGGTGTGCATGGTGGGATTAAGAATTATATATGTAGACCTGAAGATGGAAAGAAAATTATATGGGTAGATGTATCTTCAATGTACCCTAATATATTAACTAAGTGGGATTTATTATCTCGTAAAGTAGACAAACATGGTTGTGAAGCATTTGCAGAAATGGTTCAAGCCCGTATGGATATTAAAGAAAAATTACATGATAAGACATTAACTAAGGAAGAAAAGAAAGCTTTAAAAGACCAATCTGGAAGATACAAACTTATATTAAATACTACAAGTGGTTGTATGAAAGATAAATTCAAAAAAATATATGACCCAGAATTCAATACAAAAATGTGTATGTTAGGACAATTAGCATTAATGGACTTAGTATATAGACTAAGAGACGTGGAAAGAAAAAAGAAACCTGTATGGGCTAGATCATCAGAAAGTGAACAGAATGATGCGCCTTATTTCAAATTAATCCAATCTAACACAGATGGTATCGCATTAGAATTATTGACAGATGACGCAGAAGAGCTCATAGATAAGGTATGCGTAGGTTGGGAAAAAGACTGGAGATTTATGTTAGAAAAAACAGTTGCAAATAATTTATATGAGAAAGACGTGAATAATTATGTATTTAGGGACAGCAGTGGTGGTATAAAAGTTAAAGGAGCTTATGTTACGAAGTTCTCTGATAGCAATGAGCAAGATACGTTAGCAATCTTAGCAAAAGCAGTGGTAAATTATTTTCTTGAAGGTACTGATATTAGGACTACTATTTGTAATCCTGAAAATTTAGCAACTGATTATCAAATGATTAAAAAACTAGGGGGAATGTATGATACCCCAACTTGGAAAAAAGACTCAGGAGATGAAATCGTACAGAAAGTGAATAGGATTTTTCCTAGCGTAGATAAATCTTTGGGTGGTTTATTCAAGCATAAAAAAGATAAAGATATAGGCTCATTAGATAAAGTCGAAGGTACACCAGAACATGTACTTATAATGAATACAGACATAAGAGGTAAAAAGATAGGGGAATTAGACAACATAGACTATGAATGGTATATTGCAGAAGCACAAAAAAGAATAAATGATTTTCTTGGAATCAAACCCGAAAAGAAACCAAAAAAAGGAAAGGTGTCTTAATATGATATATTTAAAAATTTATATAATAGCCATGCTTAGTATTATAATGTTATTAAAATTAATTTATATGATTAAAAAAGATTTGACGAAAAACAATATAAATTATATGATTGTAACTTTTTTATTGTTTTACTTTCCGATATTAATATATACGATTTTTTCTTAAAATTTGTGATAAGCTATTGACTTTTTACTAAATGTGGTGTATAATGTTTATAAAGGGGGGAGATATATGAGTGATTTTCTAAAAGATAGAAACGAAGCATTTGCTAGTGGAGACGAAAAAAAGATACGTGCTTATTGTAAAAAATACAATATAGAAATTCCAGAAGATGAAGAAATTTTTTGGGCAGGAGTACACAAATCTATTTGCAATTTGTTTTTAGCGGAAGATAGCAAAATAACTATTAAGCAATATCACGATAGTTATGAATGGTTAGTCAACCATGGGTATAGTCCGGTTATATTTGGAGATACAGGAGGTGATGATTAATGGAAGATTTAATACTATATGATATTGACTTAGATAGTATGACAGAAGTCGAAAAAGAAATACTTTATGAGGAAATGATCGAAGATATTAATCAAATTTAATTTAATTTAATTTAAAGGTAGAAAGGTAGGAATTAAAATGGAAGAAAGAAGTGTAGCGTATAATGTTTATACGACAAGAGATTATTCAATATTCAAAAGATTAACAGGAAATAGAGATATACCAGAGAGTAGAATTAGTAAGATAGTAGATAGTATTCAAAAAATAGGTTGGATACATAATCCTATCGTAGTGAATGAACATATGGAAGTAATTGACGGACAAGGTAGATTGACAGCATTGCAAAGACTTAAAATGCCAGTAGAATATATTATAGCACCAGGAGCAAGCACAAAAGAATGTATTTATATGAATATGAATATGGTAAATTGGAAATTACCAGATTTCATTAAATCATATGCAGAACAAGGAAATGAAAATTATCAAAGATTATTAACACTTATGGGAAAATATGCTAATGGAAATTTAGACATAATTTCAACAGCTTTATATAGAGTATCAAGATCAAAACACAAAGATATAAAAGAAGGAATACTTCAATTGACAGAAGACCAATATAAAGCTGCGGTACCTAGACTAGAATTTATTAAACCATTATTAGAAAATATAGACGAGAAAAAATTACCAGGTAGTTTAATCACTTTAATGCAAACTGCTATATATTATTTTGATTATAAAGAAGTAGACAAAAAAAGATTAGCTTATAGTATTGAAAAATACATTTATAATGCTCTTCCTTGGGTGTCAAACACAGATTGTGAGAGAGAAGTGGAAAATGTATATAATTATAATATGAAACTAGAAGATAAAATTTCTATAGCTCACTTAGTTAAAGAAGAAAGAATGAGAAGACAATTAGAATTAAATAAGGCAAATCAAATGAGAGCTTTTGAAAGAACTCAAAAAGGAGTGCAAGGATTTATAGACACAAAACAAGAGGAGGTCATATAATGAGTTGCTGGACGCACATAACAGCGTGTCTTAGTGTTGAGACAGGTATTGTTGCTAAAAAACCACAATTGTTAAAGCAAGTAAAAGAATATATGAAACACGCTCCGGAAATAACAGGAAGCGAAAGTAACGCAGATATATTTGTAAATGTACAGAAAGGATATGACCTTTTTGGAAGTGAAGGCAAATTTCAAACACGTGTTGTGATTTCTGTACAAGGAGACCTTAGAGATAGAATGAAACCACAGACATTAGAAGAATTTAATAATTTTTTAGAATATGTAAGTGGACTAGGCTATATTAGAGATTATTCTTTAAATATAGAAGGTGATCCAAAATGAAAACACAATATAAAGAAATTTACAAATTAAAGAAAATGTTGGAAGACGCGGGTATTCCGTTTGATTGGATTGAAGGCTGGGGGTATGGAGCAGAAGAGCGAAAATTTTTAGGCATTATAGCCCCCGACTTAATAGATAGATACCAAATATGTTATCCAGAAGGCTCCTTTCATAATGATACAGAACGTTGGATAAGTGTAATCGAAGGGTTTGGCACATACGGAGCTGAACAAGATAAATTAGAAATTATGGGTGGACTGACACCTATGGAAAGATATGAAAGCATTCGAGAAAATATAAATATAGGCGAAGTACATACTACTGTCAAAGGTGGATTAACTGCAAGAAATGTTTTTAAAAGAATAAAAAACAAATGGGAGGAAGATAAAAATGGAAGAGAAAGAAGTTAAAGAAATGGTGCAGTCAATTTTAAATTGTGAGCCAGAAGAATTTTATAAAAAGTATAAAAAAATGAAAAAAGCAGAAGAAGAATTCAACAAATTATACGAACCTTTTAAAAAAGGGTTAATTCAATTACATGCTGAGCGTGATGATTTGCCACATACCATTATAGTTGGTGGTACAAAAGTGACATATGTTTCACCTAGTACAAGAAATACTATAGATAGTAAAAAACTAAAAGAGGAGGAACCTGAAATAGCTAAAAAATTCACTAAGTCTACATTAGTGAATGCTAGTGTGAGAATAGAGGGGGTGTAGTTATGAATAGAGCTGATTATTACAAAGAGTATTATAGAAAAAATAAAGAAAGACGTAAAGAATATCTTAAAAAATATTATGAAGCAAACAAAGAGAAAATAAAAGAACGTAATAGATTAAATGCTCAAAAAAATAAAGAAGAACGAGCTAATAGTTATGAAAAATATTATGCTGAGCATGAGGAAGAAAGAAAAGCATATTATAAGAAACATTATTTAGCTAATAAAGAAGCTAGGCAAAAATATTACAAAGAGTATTATGCTAGAAAAAAGGCAGAAAAGGAGGCTCAACGTGAAGACGAAGTTGTATGATTATCAAGCTAAGACGTCTGAGGATATATTTAATCGAATAAAAACTCGAGAAATCAGAGGCGCTTATTTAGGTTTTGATACAGGTACTGGTAAAACTGTGACTTCTCTTTCTGTCGCTGAAAAATTGCATTTAGAAGATATAATAAATAGTGTCATTGTTATTTGTCCTGTCTCTAAAGTAGACGATTGGAAACAAGATTTACACGAAGAGATAAGTTTTATCCCTTCGTTTGTTACTTCTTTTCAAAGTGCGTGGAGAGAAAAAAATGCTGCAATTATAACTGAACAATTAAATTTATTAGACGTGCTAATAATAATAGACGAAGGTCATAAAATGAAAACATATGACTCTAAACAAAGTAAATTTATACAAAATATAGTAGAAAAATATAGACCTTACGTTTTGGTTTTAAGTGCTACTCCTCAGAATAAAAAATATATAGATTTATACCCCCAATATAAAATATTAAATAGTGATTTATTTAATATAAAAGCTAAAGATTTTAAAAAAGAGTATTGTATCGAAACAACTAATTATAATTTAGTATACGCAGGTAAAGCTCGATTTCCATATAATGAAATAGTAGGATATAAGCATACAGAAAAAATGGATAATGAAATTAAAAAATATACGTATTATAAAAAATACGAAAGTGAATATGACCGCCCAATAGAGATAACCCAATCGTTTAAAATGACATCTGATATGAAATATTTTAAAGAGAAAAAAGTATGGCCTAGAATGGACGAGAAAGCACTTTTAAGCGCGTTAGAAAGTGGAGACGACAAATTACTTGATACTGAGTTTATAATTGCTAATAGACCAACCTTACACCATATTTATATGCGTGAAAGTTGTAGTGGATTTATCAAAGATCATTTTTTAAAAGACAATCCTAAACGTCAATGGTTACAAGACTTTTTAGAAGGTAATGAAGGTCGTATTGTGATATTCACAAATTTTATAGCAGAAGTTGCTTTAATAAGTGATTTATGTGACGCAATGAAACGACATTGGTGTAGATACGATGGTTCAGTTAAAGATTTAAGTAACTGGGAAAAATATGATGATTGTATTGCAATAGTAAATGTTGTAGCAGGTGGAGCAGGTCTTAATGATTTCGCTAAAACCAATATTGCTATATTTTTCTCACCACCAGAAAATCATATAGATTTTGAACAAGCAAAAGGTCGTATAGATAGAATAGGGCAGACCAAGCAACCAGTTTACTATTATCTTCAAATCATGAATAGTGTTGAGCCTGCTATTTATAGAGCATTAAAAGACGGTCAAGATTTTGATGACAGAATGTTTACAAGTTGGTTAGAAGAAGGAGGAAAATAATATGGGATTTGACGAGCCAAAATCAATAGATATTACTACCATAGATGACCCATATATACACCGTATAATGAATAGACCACTAGATACAATTACTTCTACCGGTAGTACTAGTGACATTTTTGTATATCGACCACCTTTTACCACAGGCTGGCAAACAGGCCCATATAAAACTACAATTACAGCTGAGGATTGGTCAAAAGTACTTAGCTGGAAAGAAATGATGACAAAACTAGGAAAAAAGGAGGAAGCAGAGGTGAATGTAGTTAGTAAAAAATCAGCAGACAAACAAGAGCACATTGTTTTATGTGAAGACCTTCTTGACTTATCTGTTGAAAGAGTATTAACAACTTTATCGGCAGTAAAAGGTAGATTAATGTATGAAATCGCACCCATTCATATAAAAGAAATTCAATGCAAAATGACTCCATTGGTAAAAACGCATATTATTACCGCTAGTAAAAAGTTACGCATGTATGGGAAAACTTCTCCTATCATACCTAGTTTTGACGAGTATGGAAACAGATTACCTGACCAAATAGAAATAGGAGATAGTCATGGAATAACTGTTCAAATAGTAGATCCAGAAAAATATGGAGAAGTTTATTTTGAATTAAAAGCTATAGAATTTCCTAATACTGAATATACCACGAAGTCTACTTGGACATATGATCTAGAAGATTTACCCTTTTAAAATTAAAAAATTTAAAAAACAGACAATAAAACTATTGTCCTTTTCTTGAAAATGTGATATACTAATTTTCAAAGGAGAAATCGAAATGGGAAAATTTATTGTATTATTTTTAATTTTAATAGCGTGTGCTATATTATGGTGTTTACCTCTTTGGATGATAGTAAACTTTGTATGTTTGGTATTTCATTTATCTTTTTATCTAAGTATATTACAAGCATTTGCACTATGTTTATTAGCAAGTGCAATAAGAGCTTTGATATTTAGTAAAAGGAGGGACAAATAATGTTTACGTTTCCGTCACCAGCAAATTCAAAAAATATTTGGAAATTATGTTTTCGAAATAGAAAAGAAATGAATGACATTTTCTATGAAGGTAGACAACCAGAAGAAGAAACTAGATTGCACGGAATAACAGAATATATTACTCAAACTATTTATATAGATAAAGAATTAGACGGGTATCTTTTAGGAAAAGCATTAAGACACGAATTAACACATATTTATTTATGGGAAACAGGACAACAAGATATGATTAAAAATGAAGAGGAAACTTGTGATTTTATGAGTGTTGCTGCTCCAGTAATAGTAAAGTGTGCAGACGAAATAATGCTTAGACTAAGAGAGGGGTTGTATAAATATGGCGAGTAAATATACACCCCATCGTGAAAAAGCTATTGAGAATGAAATCAAGGAATATATAGCGTCTTGTGGAGGATTATGCTATAAAATACACGGAGGAGATTTATACCAAGAAACAGGAATACCAGATTTATTATGTTGTTGGGGAGGATTGTTTTTTGGTATAGAAGTTAAAGACCCTGGGGGAAAACCTAGTGCAATTCAATTGGCACAGGGAGCGAGAATTAAGAAAGCCGGAGGACATTTTATTATAGCGAAAAGTCTTCAAGACGTAAAAGATTATGTAGAAAGAGAGGGGCTAATTGGATTATGAGTATGTATGATAAAAGTTATTGCAGTACATTCTGTGACCAAAGAGATTGTGAACGTAATTTAAGATTTAATAAGCCTCAGGAAAGATATTATTCCGTAGCCACATTCGACGATAGCAACCCAGACCAAAAACATGCAACTTGTGGATGGAAAATAAAGAAAGGATTAAATTATGAGCAAAAAAGATGAAGAATTGAAACAGTTGCGAGCAGAAAATCATGATATGAGAGAACAATTAGAAAGTTTTATACCTCGTAGACGTGTACGTAGAATATACAAAATGTTAGGTAATATATTAGATGAAAATACAGATACTATGGAGTATGTAGATATATTAAAAAAATTTATAAATAAAATAGAAAAGGAAGGAAAGGCTGAAGCAGGACAAGAGATAAAAACAGCAATAGAACATTTGCTATCAGTAAGAGAAAGATGATTTATTTCACAAGTGATTTACATTTAGGTCATCGTAATATTATAGAATATGAAGATAGACCTTGGAAAACAATAGAGGATATGACAATAGGTATTATTCATAATTGGAATGAAGTAGTTAAACCAAACGACGAAGTATATATTTTAGGAGATTTTGCATTTCAAAATTCATATATGACACCATTTTTGATAACAGACATATTAAGTAGATTGAATGGAAAAAAACATTTGATTATTGGAAATCACGATACTTGGATAAATAAGCAATCGTTTAATCCTAGATACTTCGAAGAAATGGTTTATTATAAGGAATTGAAAATAAATGGTAAGATTGTAATTTTGTCACACTATCCTATTGAAGATTGGAATGGTAAATATCATGGTTCGATACATTTGCATGGTCATACTCATAAGCCAGATAGTAGACCTGAGATAAATAGATACAATGTGGGGTGTATGCTGTATAATTACAGACCCGTGACATTAAATTATTTATTGAAAGGAGGAGAAGATTAATGGCAATGTTTCCTATATTTATGATAGGTCTTGTTGTAGGAATAGCAATTTCCTATGCATTTTACAAATACAAACAAGATGTACCATCTGAAGTCAAAATTCATGTACAAGAAAATATCATTAATCAACAAAAAAATGACATAAATATTTTAGAGCAGTTGAATAATAAGCTTTATAATAAAATTGATAAATTAGAAAAAGAAATAGCAGATATGAAAAATAATAATTAATAAAAATAAATAATAGGAGGATTGAATTATTATGGAAATGAATAGAAAAGGAGTTGCAGCTCTAGTAATAGGAGCAATTATTTTGTTAGTAGGAATGATTATGTTATTCGCAAGTACCTCAATAGTACCAACGGGACACATAGGAGTAGTAACATTATATTCAAAAGTACAAGATAAATACTTAGACGCAGGATTCCATTGGGTAAAACCTTTTGTAGAAGACGTACACGACGTAGATATAAGAACACAAAAATATTCAAATACAGTAGAGGGCAGTGCAAAAGATTTACAAATTGTTAATATAACAATGTCAATAAATTATCAAATTAAACCAGAAAAGGTGACAGAATTATATGCGAAGGTAGGAAAAGATTATTCTAATATAATTTTAAACCCTGCTTTACAATCTAGTTTAAAAGCTTCTATGGCACAATTTACAGCAGAGGAAATGATAACTAAAAGAGCAGAAGTATCTAATACTATAACTAAAGAATTAAATGAAAGCCTTGATAATTATTTTTTAATTAGTGCAGTTAATTTAGAAAATATAGATTTTACAGATGAATATAATAAAGCAATTGAAGCTAAAACTACAAATCAACAAAAAGCAGAAGCAGAAAAAGCTAAACTAGAAATTACAAAAGTTCAAAATGAACAGAAGATCAACACAGCAGAAGCAGAAGCAAAAGTCAGAGAACTTCAATCTAAATCTGTTACAGACAAGTCATTAGAGCAATTAAAATTAGAAATACAGAGAGAGTTAATCCAAAAATGGAATGGACAATTTCCTACTACAATGTTAGGAGATAATCCTAATATGTTATTCAATCTTGGTAAATAGAAAGGAGTGGGTATAGTGGCTACCCGTATAACAAAAAAAGATAACAATTCGTATGACGTATATAGTAAGATAGAAAGTATCGTGATGCAAAGAGTATTTAATTTAGAAAATGAAAATACACAATTGAAAAACGAATTGGCCATAGCAAAAGCAAAATTGGAAGTTTATGAAAGGATAGCCAGTATATCTGATTCTAAAAACACGCTTGGTTTTGGACCACCTATAATAAAAGATTAAGGAGGGAAAAATATGACTACTTTACTTGGTGATAACAATAAAAGAATTCAATTCTCATTTAGTAATGTTATTCACGAATGTGACAGAAATACTTATATAGTGGAAATGCCTACACTTGTTTGCGATAATAGAAAAGACGCAGAAATTATGCAACAAGAAATCAGTGCTTTTGTCAATGAGCTTAGCCGTGCAATATTAAATAATAAATAATATAGGAGGTATGGTTATGTGTAGAAAATGTACTGGAACAGGATACGACTGGGACTATTGCAGAGTGGAAAAATTAGGTTGTCCAGGTTGTTACCATTACAAAGAAGGAGGAAAAGAAAATGAGCAGAAAATTAGCAAGCGTTCAAAGAATAAAAGCAATTAAACCGATAGAAGGTGCTGATAGAATAGAAGTAGTCCAAGTGTTAAATTGGGACTGTGTTGCTAAAAAAGGAGAATTCACAGTAGGTGATATAGTAGTATATTTTGAAATAGATAGTTTACTTCCAGATATTCCTATGTTAGAATGGCTTAAAGGTTCTTCTTGGTCACAGAAATTAGGTAAATACAAAATTTCAACTCATAAATTTAGAAATCAAATATCTCAAGGTTTAGTTATTCCTATTAGTCAAGTAGTAGAAATGTATGACCAAATAAATCCTGACTATGCGGATAGTGCTTTACCACTAGAGATTATGACGCCAAAAGAAGGTACAGACTTAACAGAATTATTAAAAATAGAAAAATATGAACCACCCGTTTCAAATGGACCATTAGGAGATATAATTCATCATGAATGGTATGTACCAAAAACAGATGAAGAAAGAATACAAGTTTGTGCACAAGACGTTTTGCCGAAATATGTCGAAAGTGAACAGGATTGGTGGTATGCAAGCATTAAACTTGACGGAACTTCTTGTACAGCAGGATTGTTTGATGACGCTTTCTTAATAGGAGGAAGAAACCAATGGTATAAAGATGAAAATATGTATACTACGACTGTTAAAAAGTATGGAGATCTACAAGAAAAACTAAAACGACATTTACAAGAAACCGGAGAATATTTAGTTTTTCAAGGTGAATTATGCGGACCCGGGATTCAAGGAAATAAACTTGGTTTGAAAGAAAAAGAATGGTTTATTTTTAATGTATATATTAGTAAAACAGGTACTTATGATAGTTATGTAAAAGTTGATATAGGCACAATGGTGGATATATGTGGAGACTTTGGATTACGAGTAGTACCTATTGTAGCAACTGCTGACAAATTTGATTTTAAAGAAGATACTGATATAGATATTATTGTAGAAGATTTATTAAAATATGCTGACACTTTTAAATACAGAAATTATTTTGAAGAAGCTTCACCAAATCAAATAGCCGAAGGCTTAGTATTTAGAATGAATGATATGACAAATTCATTTAAAGTTATATCTAATAAATTTTTATTGAAAGGTGGAGAATAATATAATGACAGCAAAAGAACTTACTGAACTCGTATTAAAATTTGAAGAATTAAAAGAGCAACACAACTTAAACTATGCTATTTACACAGAATGTACAAAGAATAATAGAAAAGATCACATTCAAACTTATACCATCCAAAGTTTAGCTCAGTTTGGTGAACTATTAAATATGATGTGTAATTATGATTGGAAAGTTGAAATAACTCATATAACTTCTCATATTGGAGCTAGAAAGGAAAATGAAATATGATATTAAGAGTTTATTTACATAGAACAAAAAAACACGAATTTGAAGTAGCGGATGCATTTGAGGTGAAAGTTGATTTAGATAAGTTACCAGAAGATAAAAAACAAGATTTAGATTTTATAAATGAAAGTTTCAAAAATGATTGTCAACGATTAGCACGTAATATGGATTGTGTGAAAAAATTTGGTACAGGTTATATTTCTTTTATGCGACCACAATTTGAAGGTAAAAAAGAAGATAATGGAAATGCGTTTGTATATTTTGACAATAAGGAAATGTTATTTAAAAAGAAAAGAAAACCTCGCAAAAAGAAGGAGGCCACTACTAATGAAGAAAAATAGAATAATAGGTGTTGATTTTGATGGAACACTAGCTACAATAGACGCACCATATCCCGCCATAGGAAGACCCATTCAAGAAATTATAGATTATGTTTTAGAGGAACAACGTAAAGGTGCCTATTTAGTTTTAATTACTATGCGTGAAGGTGTGGCGTTAGAAGGAGCGCTTATGTGGTGTGAAGATCACGGATTAAAATTTGACGCAGTGAATGATAATTTACCACATATGAAAAAATGGTTCGGAACTAATCCACGTAAAATATTTGTTAATGAATATATTGATGATAATAATTTCGGTGGTATAGAATATATTATACAAGAAATAAGAAAAATGAGAGGGGAACAAATATGAAATATTGCTTTGGCACAGTTTGTTGGGGTGGTTATCTTGAAAGATATATAGATTTTTTTGTAAATAACTATATTATTATTTATCGTAAATTAATCGGTTTAGGAGTAAATAATGAAGATATCGCAGAACCTAAAATAGTATATGTTAATACAGACGATACGCCTGGACCAAAAACAGATAATGCTATAAAAAAATTACAAAAAGTGACAGGTAAAAAAATTATATTAATATGTGATAAACACAAATATACTCCATATACTATAATGTATTCAACTAGAAATAGATTACGTCTCGAATTTAAAAAATCTTATCCTACCGAAGAAAAAGTGTATTTTTATTTTCCAATAGATGATAGTGTCAGACCTGAAGTTGTAACTGAATTGTATAAACTTAGTCGCAAAAAAGAACCGACTGCTTGTATGTTTAGATTTTTTGTAACAGAAGGTGCTATACGTTATTCGGCAGGTACAAGACCTATAAATTCATATACCGATATACACCCTAATGATTGGGGAGGATATTGTGCATATAATATTTTAGACGAAGATAAGTGTCCATTATATCCTAAAATTGCTATACCAAACGTAGCTTTTTATGCAGAATTATATAGAGCAGGTTATATGCAATACCAAAGTAAAGAAGTGTGTGTTGATCATTTAAGACATACTGATAGTCATCATTTTAAAACAAAAGATACAAAAATGACTGAATTAGTGAGAAATCACTTAATGCAAGTGAGAAAAGATTTACATGATAAGGGGTATAAATAAAATGATAATTCATAATATGTTTATATGTATTAGTGTGATAGCTATATTATATGGAATGTATGAAATATTCAACAGAATTGTATTTCCTTGGATAGTTAACACTAGAACAAAAGATATAGAAAAAAATCCAAAGTGGATTACACCAAAATTAAAAGAAAAATATTATGGTTTTACAGATATAGATATAATCATAGTGAACAGCCCATTAGGTATGCTTCCTAGATTCAGATTAGATAAAAAACAAACTGATAGATTGCAATTATTAATACCCGAAGATATTTCAGTGAAAGATATCGATGATATAGCACAACTTGCTCTTGCCGGTAAAATTAGAATTAAATATGGACTATGGTTTCCAAATAAATCTGCTCATTGGCTTGCGATATTGAATTTTATGCTAGATGGAGGAGACATAAAAATAGAAGCTACAAAATGGGAAAAAACTAATGAGATAAATAGCTAAAAAGACAAGACATCAGTTGACTTATTTCTGAATATGTGATATTATATATTCATATATAAAGAAAGGAAAAATAAGAATGAAAGATTTATCCAAATATAGAGTGCTTAACAAAGCTAATTTATATAGAGAATTTAAAGAAAAATATAACTATCCTAATATGCAAATCACTTCATATAGACGAGTATTGTATGGTGAAAGTACTTATTTAAGAAAAGGTCGTTCTCCTTATATAGCCGATATATTTCGTTTTTTTAGTGAAAAATTACAAAAACCTTTTTTAGATATAGCATACGATTTACTAGACTCAGAATTTTTTGGAAAAAAGAATACTTTTTTAGATGTGATAATTGCTGAATTTAATATACCAGATGAAAAAATAACTGAAATATTAGGAGATAAAGCAATTGCATTAGAAAATATTAGACTTTGTGATCTAAATAAAGACAACAGACAAATTTATGAGGACGCTACAAAAATAATAAAGGGGTGAGGATATGGAAAAATTAAAATTTAATAATGAAGCTATCATTGAAGCATATAATAATGGTGAATCAATGAATTCAATATCAAAAAGATTTAACACATATCCTACTACAATAAAAAGAATATTAGAAAGGAATAACGTAGAATTAAGACATGATACAATAAAAACAGGTTCATTGATAGTAAAAGATGGAGAAAAATTAATTGAATGGGCGAAAGCACAAGGACGATTAGTTACTAAAGCTGAGTTAGCAAAAGTACTTGGTAAAACAAGGTTATCTCATTCATATTTTATCAAATATCCAGAGTTAGGACAATATGTAGCTATGCACGAACAAAATGAATTAAATGATTATACAGAAAAACTTCACAAATGGTTACAGAAAAATAATATTCAATATAAACCAAATGATAGGAAAACTTTAGGAGTAACAGTTAGTGCTTTATTATTAGGTTCTTATGAAAATATGGCAATACAAATAGATATAAAGCCTAAATGTGTAAGTAAAAAACGATATAAGGATATAATGCTTCAAAAATTACGTAAAGCAAATGAAGCAAAGGTAATTATATTATTTTTAAAAGAAGAACATTTTGAAGACCTTGACTGTATAAAAGGGTTACTTGATAGTTTAAAATATTCAGAGGAGAGATAACAATGGCAGGTCAAATGTTGTATGTGAAGAAAAAGGAGGAAATAGACGTGGCAAAAGCGAGTGTAGTATTTAGTAAGGATAATGAGTATTATACACCCAAGTATGTAGTAGACTTTTTCTATCCAGACGGATTTGACTATGACCCTGCTACTTGTGTCGAAAAAGCAAAAGAGTTTGGGGTAGAACATTATGATACAATAGAAACAGACGGACTGGCACAAGACTGGACACCTTATGATAGAATATGGATAAACCCACCTTTCACTGATAAACATAAATTTTTAGCAAAAGCTGTGGAAACATATAATAAAGCTCATAATATTATTTATGTATTATTCCCTATTGAATTTTTGACTACAGCAAGATTTCACGATTTAGGTTGTCATTGCAAATTATTCATACCTAGAGGGAGAATAAATTTTGAGAGTGGGTTAGGTAAAGAAGGTAAAAGTCCTGCGTTTGGTAGTGTTGTAATTAGATTAGCAGACGAAGATACAGTAGAGTATATTGATTTAAAAGACATATCAACTAGACCACAAAGTGACATAAGTAAACCAATACCAAAAAAATCATGGTATAAATAGGAGGAAATTTATGTTAGCGTATGATTGCGAAAATTGTAGAAAAATTATTTTGTGGGGAAGTGTAAACGAATATAATCAACATTTTTGTGATGAAAAATGTTATGAAGAATATTGTAAAAAGAATGGTTATAAACCTAATTTTGATAAACTCTATAAAATAAAATCAATATTCAACTAATCCGAGCTTAGCGCAGTTGGTAGCGCGCGTGGTTTGGGACCATGAGGTCGGGAGTTCAAATCTCTCAGCTCGGACCAATGATATTCAAGAATATTCCTTGCGGTTGGTATTCTAGTAATGGGAATACTATAACGTGGCAAGGCGCAAAGGTTAGCAAAGAGGTGAAAGAACAATGGCTCTGGAAGGTGGGCTTACCTAATCCATAACAAACCCAAAACTCCTTCAAATGGGATGAGTAGCAGGTGCTAACAATACCGGATGTGGTGGAAATTGTTCCTAGTGTCTTGAATATCTTTATATTCCCTTGTCGTCTAATGGTAGGACACGAGACTTTGATTCTCGGTATGGTAGTTCGAGTCTATCCGAGGGAGCCATATATCCCGACTTAGCACAGCGGTAGTGCAATCGCCT